GCTTGTTCAGGCCGTTAACCCAAGACTCCATGTGGTGCGCCTCGTTCTCGACGTCAGGCGTGATCGTGGTCCACGAACCGGTACGCATGAGACGGTTCATCTCGACTGCTTCAGATCTTGCGAAGATGGTCTCCATCGCGTGAGCAGAAGTGATCTGATCCCTGGGGATCGGGTTCTCCCACTCCTTACTGAACGCCTGCGGAATCTTCTGTCCACGGTGCTCGATCACGCCTTCACCAAGACGACGCCCAGTGGCGTCGGTGGCTTCGCGAAGGAGTGCATGAGCGTAGTCGGTGAACTCTCCGATTGTGGTCTGGTGATCGGCGATCCTCTGGTTCATCTCGTTGATCAGATTCTGGTCAGGAAACCTGCGAGCCTTCTCCTTCTTGATCGCACCTTCCATCTCCGCTATGCCCTCACGCTCACGCGTGAGTCGGTCCTCAACCACGGGCCAAGCCTTGGAGACCTTGACTCGCTGAACCTTCAGCTCAGGGTTCTTGGTTGCAGCCTCAAGGGCTGCATCGTCAAGAATGCGAACGGTAGCCTTACCGGCCTTCGTGGTGGATGCGTAGCTTCCCATGCCAACCTCGGCAGCGAGCTGCTGTCCACGGTTGAGAGCCCAGTTGGCACCACCCTTACTGCCGCCAATGATGGTAGACATCAGTCCGAATTTCACGGCACTGGCCGCTTGCTCATCGCTCTGCGAGCGAAGGATGTAGCCAGGACGAAGAAGCGTAGAAGCCTTCCACAAACCGTTGAACATGTCGGTCATCGCTACTGCACTGTCCTTCAGGTCTCCGCCGGACCTCTTCAGGCTGGACAGGAGTCCAGAGTTCCTTGAGAGAAGCCGGTCGAGCTGCTTGACATCGAGCAATGGCTGACCCACGGCAAGCTGCGTCTTGGCGATAGGCGAGATGACATAAGAGTCACCATCTTCCACCATGTCCGCCCTAACGGCGGACTGGCCGTCCTCTATCTTGGCAGCAGAGAACATCGCATCGTTCGGAACCTGACCGGTAAGTTTGCCCATCGTGGACGTAGTACCGTTCTTGATCATACCGTCGATCAAGCGTGCGGTACCAACATCAAGTCCGTGAACGTTACTGGCCATGTGTTCGATAACCGCAGAGTGGATCTCGTCCAGCGCCTTCGAACGAGAGACCTTGTCTCCAGCGTTCGCGTACTGGTTGATCATGTTCAGGCGAACGTTAGGGTCAAGCTTCGGTACTCGCCGAAGCATCTCGCTCACACGGTCGAACGCATCCTCTGCGTTGTGATCGATGAAGGTAGACGGGATCTTATCTCCGAAAGAGCTGACCACCCGGATGACAGGAGAGTAGAAGCCATTCCGAAGAGTCCTGGAAACGAAGCCGTAGTCTTCCTTGCTGACCTTCTGGCCGTAGGCTCCGGTCATCTTGGCGATGCCCTTTTCTGCGGTCTTCTCAGAAGACTTCAGAGAGAGCGGACCCTGACGGTACAGAGAAGTCATGGAGCCGAACAGGTTCGACTCACCGGGAGAGAAGTCCTCGGCAGCCTTGCCGACGTTACCGAGCACGTTGCTGTAGTACTCACTCTTACCCTGAAGCTCACCGATCTGCTTGTTGATCAGCTCAAGCTGATCTGCCTTCCATTGCTGAGCGCGAAGGATATCCGCACCAGAAGTAGCGGCAGCACCAGACATGGGCCGAACGCCGTTCATGCCGTTAAGGATACTGCGAGCCGCTGCTCGCTTGGCCCTTGACTGCTCGGCGAGAGGGCCGTAGGTCTTATCCCACCCCTGTTGGCGAGGGCCAGGCTCAGTAGGGCGAGGGAAGGGAGGCTCAAGGAGTTGGTTGCCTTCTTCACCCGCAGATGTACCAACGATGCCGCGACCGGCGTGAGGGGCTGCGTTGCCAGCAGCCTCTTCGCGCATAAAGTACTGAAGAGCATCAGCATCAAACTTGGTCGAGTCCACAAGGACTCGGTTGTCCTGAAGCTTGCCCAGTCGGATCAGAGTGTCCTGAGACCTCTCGGTCATCTGAACCGCTGCGTTGTTGTCACCGCCAGCGAAGCGGAGAAAGAGGGGCATGTCGTCACGGTCCGTCTTGGACAGATACTCGGACAGCCTGTACTTCTCCGGGTTCGCCCTACGGCCTGCGCCCCAGATCGGGTGCTGTGCAATCTCAGCGGCGGACTTACCGTCCGCCCAGTCAAAGAACCCGTTGATCTTAGTGGAGCGAGACGCCTCTTCGGGCGTCTTGGCGAACTTGCTGCCGATAGCGTTACCGAGGGCGTCAGTGGCCTTGTAGAAGCCCGAGACGCGCTTGGACTCCTGGGCTGCCGCAGTCGTGAGCTTGACGCTCCTGGCGGCCTTCACGCCCTTACTGACGGCGCTCACGCCCGCATAGGCAGGGTCAGCACCCATCGACAGGGCGAAGTCCATAGCACCAGTACCGACCGTGTAGGTCCAGCCCTGCTTGTCACGCCAATAGTCGGTGTCGTACATGAACCGGTTGATGTTCCGGTTGACGGCCTTCTGTTCGGTGGCGTCAAGCTTGTCAGCGCCACCGGCAAGCAGGCCGGACAGCATCGTCCCCTGGCCACTCGCCTCCGCCGTGTTCTCGTAGTTCATGAACGCCTGGCCGGGGCTGATGTGCTCAGCCTCGTTGTAGTTCTTGCCCCAGGTGGACTCATCCGAGAACGGGTTCAGCTTGCTCCAGTTGCCAGTCAGGTCAGCGTCGGCGCTCGTAAGGAGCGCTGTACTGAGAGGCTGCGAGATCCCTTCGGAGTACAGCCAGTAGGCACCAGAGGCAAGCTTGTCTACGGGCCACCACACAGTCTTCAGGGCGTTCTTGGTAACGCCCCAGCCGGGAACGTTGGAGAGAGCAGAATCGATGTTCCCGAGACCCTGAAGCATCTGCTGCATGAAGCCGCCCCTAGCGGCTCGTGCGTAAGCTTGGGCGTCACGGTAGTCAGCGAGGATGCCATCAGGCATCGAGCCTGTCTGGACTCCAGTCTGAGGATCTGAGTACAAAGCCTGACCTGCATCAGACATGTCCTGGTTCCACCAGTTCTGCTTGGCCTTACCAGTCCTGTCGGTGCCCCAGAAGCCAAGGTCTCCCTTGTATCCGAGGCTGCTGCTCTCAGCCATAGGTACCTCACATCTTAGACTTGATTGCCCTCACGAGGTTTCGTGCGGCATCACTGGAGCCGGGCCTTGAGGCCAGGTACATAAGCACAGGCAAGTAGCTTGCCATGTAGGTGTCAGCTTCTTTGTTGCTTGAGCTGAGTACATCACTGCCCGCACCCGGACCGGCGTCAGCGCCGTCCGTAACTGGAACGTCAGGCATCGTGGTGTCAGCATCAAGCGGAGTCACGTTGGCAGCAGGATTGCCGAACAGGTCATTGAAGTTCATGCCGCTGACATCTTCGCTCTGCGCCATGTCTGAGCCCTGCTGCTGCTCCTGGTATGCGGCCTGCTCACCGTAGTCGGCGTTAGGGAGACTACGGTTGGCTTCACCAACCGCCTTGTCGGTCCTCTTCGAGAACTGGCCAGGGCCAGAGACTGGAGTACTCACAGCTCTTTCACCACCTCGAAGAACTTGTCTTCCTCGATCATATGCTCACGATGCTGGAGCAACAGCGTCGTAGCTGTCGTCAGCGTGTCCGTGATCTCCGAAGAGATGTTGGCCATCAGGTCAACAGCGAGGACGATGAAAGACCACTTGTCGTGCCTCTGCGAATCAGGGCGTTCCATCACTTCAATCTCTTCATCGTCCATCGCCATCTCCTTCTTACTTAGCCATCGTCCCGCCACCGTGGGTCATCCCCGTGGTGACGATCGTGTCCTTCGCCCAGCCGATAGAACCGGACGTACCGTTGAACCGGGCGTCGCCCATGTTCTTGTCCTGAACGTCATACGGAAGCTCCGGAGGCGTAAGCATCCGGCCCTTCAGACTCTTCCAGTCGCCCTCGGGACCGTGGTCCCCGGCGAACCAACCTGCTTCAGACATGTTGTCTCCTTAAGTAGTTACTAGCGAACGAAGTTCGCTAGAACGTAAGCCAGCTACGCTGGATTGCCTATGCTACTGCTGCCTGCTTCTGAGTCCGGACCGATGCTGTCGCTTGTCCGCTCGAAGTGAGGCCACTGAGCAAGGTCTGTAGATCCATGCCCTGTGCCTGTTGAGGAGCGCCCTGAGGCGCTCCCTGAGCCCCCGGAGGAGCCTGCCCTTGCCCCGGTCCAGCCGGAGGCTGCCCGCCCCCCAGAAGGGCTTGTAGCGGGTCCTGGGCCATACCTGACTCCGGAGCTGGCTTCGGGGTGAACACCTTCACCATGGCTTCGGTGATCGGCATTCCCTTCTCCCTCAGCTCCATGAGCTTCGCGAGATTAGCCAGAGCCTGAGTGGGATCTTGTCCACCCTGCTGCGCCATAGGAAGGATCGCCTGAGCATAAGCCATGATGCCTTGCTTGGCAGCGTCGGTGAGCTGCTCGATGTCGATCTGGGTCTGCATCTGCACAACATCGATCCCCATAGGAAGCTGACGCTGGAAGAAGTCACGAGAGATCAGCTGATCTCCTCGGAGCTGGAGAAGCCCCACGATCGCCCTGGCAGGGTCCTGTCCAGCAGCGAAACCGTAAGTGACGTCCACCGTATAATCCCCAGAGATATCCTTTCTGGGAACGTAGGTCTCTTCAAACGGAGTTCCTTGAACTGTTCCATGGATCGTCTTCTTCTCTCCGGGCCAGAGCTTCTCGTCCATCTCGAAGCACAGCTCGATGGCGTGCTTGAGGGCTTCACCGATCACGGTCTGCGCTGTCGTGATGACAGTGTTGAACCCGCCCATCAGAGCCTGCACACCCTTGCCGGTGATGATGCTCGCATCAACGTTGCCAGACCTGGCTTCCGGAGTTCGCGTTCCTACGCGAAGCTCCTGTTCCAGCATGGCAGCCTCCTGGAAGGAAGCCTGAGGAACATCGATACCGACACGCCGGATCTTATCCGGCTGATCCGTGCGGATGACAGCGTCATCGCCAAACGTCATCTTCTGAACATCGCGAGGAACAGCGAGAGGAGCACGCACCGTCTTCTCCGTGGCCTCAAGGCCAAGGAGTGCCATCCTCGCCTTAGCGAGCTGAACCCAAATAGCATCATCGAACGCACCACGAACCTCGTGGTCGAAACCGGGCCGATGCCCGACAGACACCATGATCTTACCCATAGGGTTGGGCATGTGGTCTACGATCACGTTCGAGTGCTGCGGAAGATACATCAAGATCTGATCATTGTCGATGTACTTGACAACCTCGATCTCACGCTCAGCCCAGCCCTGTGCGCCAGGACCAGTCTCGTTCGACTGAAGATGGCGGAGGAGATGAGGGAACTTTGTGGCAAGGTAAATAGCTTCTTCGCGCCAGACCTTCGAGTAGGACTTGATCCTGCCGAACAGGTCCGTCTCCGGATAGACACCCATCGGGTTCTCTACTCGGATGTGAGGACGCTTCTCCTCGAAGTCCGGCTCGACGCAGTAGATCGCAAGACCGTACGTGATGTAGTAGTCAGCAAGCACAACCTGCTTGCCCGCATCCAGTCTTGAGGACTGGATGTAGTGGTTGGCCACCTTGGTCTTCTTGGACGAGAACTTCTTCGCCTTGTCCGTGGTCATCACGCCAGTAGAACAGTTGATGCTGGGCATAGCCCCTGCAACCTCTGCCGTGTCCCGTGCGCTGGTGTCGATCAGGTTCGCTACGATCGGACGGGGCCATGCGTCAGGCATGGACCCTGGGATAACTGAATCTATATCGCCTGACCGAACATCGTGCACATCTCTGTGACGCCTGTCCCGGTCGGCGGCAGCTCGACGCAAAGCTTCGACACGCTTGGTGATCTCTTCGAGTGTATACGTCGTGCTCACCTCCTTGATCTTATGGCTTCGGCACCTTCAGGCGCTTCCACGTTTCCGGTCCGGGATAACCATCCACATCACTGCCGGACCAACCCTGCTTCTGCTGGAACCACTTGACCGCCTTGACGTCAGCGGAGGTGAAAGTGTCGGTAGGCGTGTACCGAGCAGGATAGCCAGCCCTTACGAGAGCCTTGCCCATCGCGGTGATCAGCTTGTCCTTGCGTCCGATCTTGAAGAACTTCAGCCCAGGATAGGGAGCGTAGATCGGAGTCGGCTTAGGGCCGAACAGGTTGGGCATAGGGCCAGGATCGACGTGGTCGTTACCGGGAACCTGGTTGTGACCGTAGTGCCCACCCTCGTGCAGCCAGGCGTCTAGGCTGACAGTGTCGCGACTGAACGCGACAGGCTTTCCACCTGGCCAGCCATCCTTGATCCCGAGAGACCGAAGCCAGGCGACGATCTTATCGAAGTTCTTGCAGGGAGTCTCGGCTACGCTGTTGTACTTCTTGCCATTGACGATCTCACCCTTAGTGAACACGATCTCGATCTGGATGTTGTACTTACCAGTGCGGTTGGTCCGCACCGTATCAGCGTTCTTCAGAGACAGTGACCGAGAGTCGGCGGGGAAGAACTGAGCGATCTCTCCAGTGAATGGATCGACAAGGATGTGAGGAGCCACGTTCTTCCCTCCGCCCTTGAACCAGCCCAGCTCGTTATGGAACGTCCAGTCATCCTCGTTCGAAGTGATATGCCATGTGGCGCGTGAGGCGCCACCGTCCATGACTCCATGGTTGCCCACGTCATAGTGCTGAGCCTCAGGCATCCAAAGGTTAACCATCTCAGTTACCCCACCATTCCCCAGAGCCAGCCCCATGGCTGGCCTGGCTAAGATAATCCAGATCAACGGTGATCTGACGTTCCTTGTCCCTTGCGGACTGGTACTCATTACTCAGATGGAACACCGACTCGATGTCGTTCACCAGCTCGCGCGCTCGCGTCTCTGCGAACCACAACGCCATCACGGTATCCTGCTTGGCTTTGGTCTGGGGGAACCATGTAACCAGCTGTTCGACGAGAGCCTTCACACCCTCATTCTGGGACCGGCTAGGAAGCCGGATCAATCCACGGTCTTCCAACGCCCCGTCGAACAGCATGCTCATTGAAGCGACGCCGAAGTCGGCATCGTTCTTGTTGTTGCCAGTGAAGTGCTCCTTCAGGATTGTACCCCTGCTGCCGAGGAAGTTTCTCAGGTCACGGTTCTGCGTGACCATCAGGTTCATCGCGTTCTTCTCGATGACCCACTCATGCATGTGATACTTCACTGTCCAGTCTTTGATCTTGTTGAAGAGATCGTCAGGCTTCTGGTTGGGGGCGGTCCAAACGTCCAGGACGTACCGCATTCCGGACATACGATCAACGCCGAGGACAACTGCTGCGGCGTGACCTGTGATAGCCGGGTCAAAGCCTCCCACAACGTAGAGCCCGTCCATGCCATGGGCCCGGTGCCCGGGTGCTCCAGGTGACATGAGACCAGCGGCCCGCATTCCGTCGATAGATGCAGCAACCTTGTTGGCAGGAAATATCGCATCCTCAACCACCTGCTCCTGCTGATAGACCATCTTCCAGTTCTGAGGTGAGCTCGTGGCTCGCCTCCGTGCTAGCGATCGTCCAGAGTGCCACGGGTAGAGTCCGTCTGCGTTCTGTTCCACCAGCTTTCTTGATCCGAGCGACACTGGGGGTCGGTTGGTGAAGGGTGCGAGAACCATCCAGTCGTCAGGTGATTCCGCGAATTCAAGAACGGCGGGTTGAGTGAGGTAGGTCCAGGGAGACTCCTCGTCCTGTCCGTACCACTCAGGCTTCTGGATCTCAGAGTAGAGTTCGACAGGGGCGAGCCGGGTTCCAACAAGTAGGAGAGTCCCGCCTGGATAAGACAATCGGTTAATGACCTCTCGCTGAATCCAGTCGATCTGCTTCTCAAACTCATGAGCGTTCTTTCCCGTCACGGTGTCGTCAAGGATGATCAGGTCAGCACGGTTACCGTAGATCTGACCGTTCATGCCCAGAGCCTGCACGGTAGGCGTAGCCTCACCGGAGTCACGGGCCTCAGCGTTCACGTAGATCGAGTCTGCCGTCCACGACGCGCTGTTCGCGTCGAACCCACCATCAGGAGCAAAGTCGATTTGAAGCTTCTTGTACGCATAGTTCGCACCAGCCAGGCGATCCTTGATCGCCCTGAGGAACCTCTTCGCCATCTCCTGAGTCTGAGACACGATGATGATACGGATGTTCGGGTCCTGGCAGATCTTGTACGTCACGTAGTTCACGGTGATCGTCGTGGACTTCGCATGCTCCGGAGGAGTGTTCACGATGACCATACCAGGGTCACCCTGCTTGAAGATCTGGTTCGGATGAAGATCTCTGGGCTGACGTCCCTCAAGGACGTCATACCACTGAAGCTGGTGCCAGAACAGTGTGGTGTCCAAGTACTCCTGACAGAACTCCGGGAACGAAGGCATCTCTTCACGAGCTACAGCAGCTGTAGTCTTGTTGGACATCAGCCTCATGCGATCAGCAGCTTCGCGGAAGTTCGCATCCGACTTCCGGTAATACTGGTAGGCCTGCTCGTGCATGCCTAGGTCACGACAGGCCTGAGCGATGCTCAGTCCTTGCCTCATGTAGTTGAGGATCGTGTCCTTCTTCTCCTGAACCGATCGGTTGGTCTTCCTGCCAGGCTTCTTCCTCGGTTCGACCTTGAGGGTCTCACCGGTCTCCTCGTCGATGTAGATCTTCGCCAAAATGACCACCCTGTCTATAGGCGTTCAACAGATCGACCCTGTAAGGGTCGGGTCGATCTATGAGCAGCCTGTTGCTATTCCAGCGCCATAGAGGCGCTGGTGTCAATCTGGCGGAGGAAAGATTCCGAGAGGACAGACCAAGGGAGGCCCCAAAGCCTCCCTATGAGAACGCATGTACATATGTGAGAACGCGTGCACCAGGGGACGCTTGAGGCGTCCCTGTCTTCAGGACGTCATCTCAGGAGGCGCTTGAGGGCGCCTCTGTTCTACCCCGCTGGCAGCACATCGTTTCAACATGTTCTCACATATATAGAGGTAGGGCGGTCCCAGGTTGACGGACCGGGTAGACCCTCTAATGTTACCTACTCTTTACCAAAGTTCTACGTAGAGTAACCAGAGGCTCTGGTCTTGATGCACAGAGAGTGACTGTAGGCTGTGGTTCCATGACGCATTTCTGGGGGGTCTCACACACCCTGTGTGCCCACCGTTTAAGCATCCCCGGGTCGCTTTTAACGTGACACGGCACACCATGACATGAAGGGTCACGACGTGTCCAGACATGGTACACGATGTCCGAATCGCGGGAGATGCGTGGGAGCATGGCTGCGCCTGGCCTGTCAAGATGTCTACATGATGTGTGCGTCACGTTATACGTATGATCAGATGCGTTTAACACAGGATATGCGTTAAGATGTGTGTGAAAACGGACACATTGGCTGACAATCGGAGGATGGGACTATGTCCACACACACCACCACCAACCTGTGCGCATGTGGTGCACCACGACACAACGGCGCCAAGTGCAAGGATTGCTACAACACGTACATGCGTAACTACATGGCCAAACGGCGCAAGTACAACGAGGGCGCCTACAGGAACAACTACCTACTCAAGAAATATGGAATCACAGCAGACCAGTACGAAGCCATGCTTTCGGACCAAAACGGACGTTGCGCCATCTGTGGCACAGACCAACCAGGACAGACCAAATGGTTCGAAGTGGACCATGACCACGCATGTTGCCCCAAAAAGGGATCATGTGGTGCATGTGTGCGTGGACTGCTGTGTACTGGCTGCAACACTGGCATCTCCCGCTTTCAGGACGATCCGGACAGAATGGAGGCAGCGGCAGCCTACGTGCGTACGCGTACGCGCGCGTTCCCCCTACGTGAGGGCAGCCTGTGATCACTTGCCTGTCTGCAAACCATGGTTGGATCATGCCCAGGAAGTTCTTTCCACGGATGTTCGGGGTATCCAGCTTCGATCCCAAGGGCGACCCTCAAGGTCGCCTGTGATCCTGGAAAACCCGGGATTAAGTCCCCACTTTGCTCCCTCCGAGCCTTGAGGGCTCGGGAATACGCTCCCACCTGCAACGTCTCACCCTTCGGGAACGGACATCTGTGACCTTCCTGCACTTTCCCTCCGCCTAGCTTCTGCAAATCGCGTCCCTCAAGGATGCGGGACAACCCCTCTGACCTGCGATGCTGGACAACAGTTACTGCAAACGCGCAATGTTCTCGGTGTCAGCACAACGGCAACGCAACACAAGCCCGAGTGAGCGGCCCGTAGAGGCCGCGCCTGACTTGCACAACTCAACAGTGACTTGACCACACGCACGGCAAGAGCCGTGCCTCTATGCGAAAGGGCACGTACCCACACGTGGGGCGTGGACTCCCAAATGGAGGCTTGTCCTCCGGCGACTAGTAGGTGAGGTAACGGCTCACCTAGGTCTTGAGGGATAGCGGCCGAAGGAGCCAAAGGCCTTAACTGCGTCAAGTCACTGTAGGCCATGGGTAAACCATGCGTGGCAGGAACATGCCGGGGGAGCAATCCCTACAACAGGCAGTCGCGGACGCTAGTACAGGAGCGCGGCTAGGAGATCGGCCACGTGGTGATAAGCGGTGAACCATGGATCAACTGTTGTTTGAGAACTGAACATCGTAGCAGCGTACGAGCGAGGCCGTAGGTTGGCCTGTGAGGCTCTAGTACCCTCTCCGT